TGTCAGCTCTGCGTAAGAGTCTAAACAAATCAAACACTTACGCGCTCTGCTCACAGGTTGTCCACAATAGGTCTAAAGTTCTGTGGGTAACCTGTGGATAACTCGATAGGGGGGGGGAGGGGGCGGCTCGGCTTGTGATAGTTGTGGGTGCCCCCTCCCCACAAAAAAAACCGGTTTAGCCTTTTTCCGTGCCCCCTCTGGTGCATCGAAGAAAAAAAACGTATAGTGCGCGGCCATGAGCATCACAATCACCACACGCAAGGTCGACGAGCTTATCCCCTACGTCCGCAACAGTCGGACGCACTCGGATGAGCAGGTCGCGCAAATAGCAGCCTCCATCAAGGAGTTCGGTTGGACTAATCCGATCCTGGTGGACGGGGAGGGAGTAATTATTGCTGGCCACGGCAGATTACTGGCGGGGAGAAAGCTAGGCTTTACCGAAGTTCCGACTATTGAGTTGCGTGACTTAACCGACGCTCAGAAGAAGGCTTATGTAATTGCCGATAACCGTCTGGCGCTAAATGCCGGGTGGGACAATGAGATGCTTACTTTGGAGTTGGGGGAATTAGCCGCGGAGGGTTATAACCTTGACCTGTTAGGTTTCGACACCAAGGAGCTAGACGCGCTGCTAGAGCCGCAGGTGCTCGATGGTCTAGTGGATGAGGACGAGGTGCCCGAGGCGGGGCCAGAGCCGATCACCAAACCTGGGGATGTGTGGGTGTTGGGGCGGCATCGGGTGATGTGTGGGGATAGCACGAGCATGGAGCATTTAGCCCAGCTCTGCCAAGGGCAACTGGTGGATATGTGGCTGACCGACCCACCGTACAACGTGGCGTATGAGGGGAGCACGAAAGAAAAGCTGACCATCCAAAACGACAGCATGGGCGACGACCAGTTTCGCCAATTCTTACGCGATGCTTACACCGCGGCTGATACGGTGATGAAGCCTGGGGCGGTGTTTTACATCTGGCACGCGGACTTGGAGGGGTATAACTTCCGTGGCGCGGCGAAGGACGCAGGTTGGAAAGTTCGCCAATGCTTGATTTGGAAAAAATCCACGCTGGTCATGGGTCGCCAAGACTACCACTGGAAGCACGAGCCTTGCCTGTATGGATGGAAGGACGGCGCGGGGCACCTCTGGGCCACTGATCGAAAGCAGACAACTATCCTGGAGTTCGACAAGCCCAGCCGAAACGGCGAGCACCCGACCATGAAGCCGGTGGCGTTGTTTGAGTACCAGATGCTTAACAACACGAAGGGTGGCGATCTGGTGCTCGACAGCTTTGGCGGCTCGGGAACAACCCTTATTGCCGCCGAGAAGAACGGGCGTGTGGCTCGCCTCATGGAGTTAGACCCCAAGTATTGCGACGTCATTGTCAAGCGCTGGGAGGAGTTCACCGGCAAGAAGGCTGTTCTGGAGGGCCAGGATGAACTTGCAGCCGATTAACTCTGAGCAGGAACACGCGCCAACGCCTGAGCAGCGCCGACTGGTGGAGTCCACCAGCGGGGTGGGCCTGCCGTATAACGAGATTGCCGCCCTAGTGGGTATTGATGAGGCAACGCTGTTGCAGCACTATGCCCGGGAAATAGAGCTGGGGCAGGCCAAGGCCAGTGGGCAAATTGCCAAGGCAATCTATAACAAGGCACTGGATGGAGATACAGCGTCCTTAAAGCTGTGGACACAAACGCAGGAGAAGGCCAAACGTAAGCGGGGGCGTCCGAAGGGCGCGGTAAAGACGCCGATGCACCGGCTGGCCGAGGGTTCGATTGTTCTGCCTAAGACGGAGAACCAGCAGATTCGGGAGCTAAAGAAACTCCTGCTTGAGAGCGCTGGCACGAATGTGGTGACCAAGGCCATCGAGATAGCGATGAACGACGATCACCCGGCGCAGGCGGCGATGCTCAAACTTTGCATGGACAGGATGCTGCCTGTTTCGATGTTTGAGAAGGAAAAGAACAATCGAAGCGCCGTCACGATCAATATCACTGGCATCGGTGAAGCGCCAACAATCATAGAAGCACAGGATATAACGGATGTCTGACCTCAACTTTAGCCTCCTCCCCTGGCAGCAATCGGTCTACACCGACCAGACGAGGTTCAAGGTAATTGCTGCTGGACGGCGGTGCGGCAAGTCCAGGCTGGCGGCTACGACGTTGATCATTGAGGCGCTCAAGTGCCCACCGGGCAGTGCGGTGTTGTATGTGGCGCCCACCAACGGGCAGGCGCGGCAGATTATTTGGGATGTGCTCATGGAGATTGGGCGGGAGGTGATCGCCAACAGTCATGTGAACCAGATGGACATCACCATGATCAATGGTGCGAAGATTTATGTGCGCGGGGCTGACCGGCCCGATACGCTGCGGGGTGTGAGCCTGACGTATGCGGTGCTCGATGAGGTGGCGGATATTAAGCCCGAGGCGTGGGAGCAGGTCATTCGGGCGTCACTATCGGACAAGAAGGGTCGGGCGATCTTTATTGGGACGCCAAAAGGTAGAAATTGGTTCTATGATCTGTATAAGCTGGGGCAGAATGAGACCGATTCGGACTGGAAGAGCTGGCACTTTACGACCAAAGACAACCCGCTGATTGATCCCACGGAGATTGAGAGCGCCAAGAAGACGTTGTCGAGCTTTGCCTTCAAGCAGGAATACCTGGCGAGTTTTGACAATGCCGGGTCGGACATCTTCAAGGAGGAGTGGGTCAAGTACGGGGTGGAGCCTGAGCAGGGGAGCTATTTTGTAGCGGTTGATCTGGCGGGTTTTGAGGAGGTGGCCAAGCAGGCGGCGAATGCCAAGAAGCGCCTTGATGAGTCGGCCATTGCGGTGGTGAAGGTGACGGATGATGGCAAGTGGTGGGTCAAGGAGATTGAGCACGGGCGCTGGGACATTCGGGAGACGGCGTCTAAGATACTGATGAAGATGCGCGACTACCGGCCGTTGTCTATTGGGATTGAGCGGGGGGCGCTCAAGAATGCGGTGCTGCCGTATTTAAGTGACCTGATGCGAAAGAACAATGTCTACAGTCACATTGTGGATCTGACGCACGGGAACAGAAAGAAGGCTGATCGGATCATTTGGGCGTTGCAAGGACGCTTTGAGCATGGGAGAATCGTGCTCAACAGCGAAGAAGACTGGGACGACTTCAAGGATCAGTTGCTGATGTTCCCGGCGCAGGGTGTGCATGACGACCTGCCTGATGCGCTATCATACATTGACCAACTGGCGGTCACATCCTACTTTGAGGAAGATGAAGGGGATGAGTGGCAACCTATGGACATCATAGCGGGGATTTGATATGGAACAAAACGAGTACCAACAGCCAACTCAGTCGGACAAAGACCTGACGGCGTTTGTTGTCAGCCACTGTGATCGCTGGAGGGACTACCGCAACACCAATTTCATGCAGGCTTACCTGGAATACGAGCGTATTTTCCGTGGTGAGTGGTCAGCAGAGGACAAAACCCGCGAATCTGAGCGCTCGCGCATTGTGACCCCTGCCACACAGCAGGCGGTGGAGACTCGGCACGCTGAAATCATGGAGGCCATCTTTGGCCAGGGTGATTTTTTCGACATCAAAGACGATTTGCAGGATGTTAACGGCAATCCTATTGATGTTGAGGCGCTCAAAGCGCAGATGATGGAGGATTTCAAGCAGGACAAGATCAGAAAAGCCATTGATCAGATCGAATTGATGGCTGAAATCTACGGCACGGGCATTGGCGAGATTGCGGTCAAGACTGAGCAGATTTTTGAGCCAGCAACGCAGGCAATCCCGGGCCAGACGGGGCAAGCTGCCATTGGTGTGGTTGAAAAAAGCCGCATTGCAGTGAAAATTGTGCCGGTTAACCCCAAGAATTTCTTGTTTGACCCCAACGGCACGAGCATTGACGACTGCATGGGCGTGGCAGTTGAGAAGTATGTCGGCATCCACAAGGTGGTGGCGGGGATGGAGGCCGGTATCTACCGAAAGGTGGACATTGGCACAGCCTCTGAGGACACTGACCTGGAGCCAACGCAAGAGGTGAGTCAGTATCAGGACGAAAAAGTGCTGCTGCTGACGTATTACGGGCTGGTGCCACGTGAGTATCTGGAAGAGCAAGACAAGGATGTTGTCGATCTGTTCCCAGAAGACTCGCTTGCTGACGATTATTCCAACATGGTGGAAGCCATTGTCGTGATCGCCAACGACGGGGTGCTGCTCAAGGCAGAGGCCAACCCTTACATGATGAAGGATCGTCCGATCATCTGCTATCAGGACGACACGGTGCCCAACCGGCTGCTGGGCCGGGGGACGGTGGAGAAGTCCTACAATATGCAGAAGGCGATTGACGCCCAGGTGCGTAGTCACCTGGACTCGCTGGCGCTGACCACCAGCCCGATGATGGGTCTGGATGCAACGCGATTGCCTCGGGGTGCGAAGTTTGAGGTCAAACCGGGCAAGGCGTTCTTGGTTAACGGCAACCCTGCTGAGATTTTGTACCCGTTCAAGTTTGGCGAGACGAGTCTGAACAACTTGTCCACAGCCAAAGAGTTTGAGCGGATGTTGTTGCAAGCCACCGGCACGATGGACAGCCAGGGCATGGTCAGCCAAGGCAACCGGGACGGCGCTGGCATGAGCATGGCGGTGGCGACCATCATCAAGAAGTACAAGCGCACGCTGGTGAACTTCCAGGAAGACTTCCTGATCCCGTTCATCCAGAAGGCGGCGTTTCGGTTCATGCAGTTCGACCCCGAGCGGTATCCGTCGGTGGATATGCGCTTTATCCCGACGGCGACGCTGGGCATCATTGCACGCGAGTACGAGCAGCAGCAGTTCATTGGTCTCTTGCAGACGCTGGGGCCGAATACGCCTGTGTTGCCGCTGATCTTGAAAGGCATCTTGAACAATTCGAGCCTGACCAACCGCTTTGAGTTGATCGCAGCGCTTGACCAGATGAGCCAGCCAAACCCAGAGGCCCAGCAACTCCAACAGATGCAGCAGCAACTGGCCTTGCAAGCGGCGCAGGCTCAGATTGCGGTGCAGACAACGCAGGCCGAGCAGAATCGGGCAGAAGCTGCCAAGCTGATGACCGAGACGCAGCTGATGCCGCAAGAATCGCAAGCCAAGAGCATGGCGGCGCTAACGAAGAATCTACCCAACGACAACGAAGGCAAAGAGTTTGATAAACGAGTCAAGATTGCTGAGTTGATGCTCAAGGAAGCAGACATCAAGAACAAGTCCAAGATCGTTGAGTTGCAGATGGCAAATAAGCAAGAAAATTTGCGCTCTGTTGAGAACGAGTTCCTTGACCAACTGTCGGGAGCACTGAAATGATTGATCTCGATTCAATGTCTGATGACGACAAGCTGGCGGCGCTAGAGTCGATTCACAAGTCAATTGCCGAAAGCAAGGAAGTCCAAAAGCAAAAGATCGCAGCCAATGTTAATTTGGTTCTCCAAGCGCTTAAAAAAATGGAGGCCGACATTCGGGCGCGGTATGACGAGACGGGCAAAGCCATTGAGAAGCGAGTCGCCAGCATCAAGGATGGCCAGGATGGACGCGATGGTATAGATGGCAAAAATGGTAAAGATGGGCGCAACGGAAAAGACGGCGCAAAAGGCGACAAAGGCGACAGGGGTCTAGACGGGCGCGATGGTATTGATGGTGTAGATGGTGTCTCGGTCACCGACGCGCACATTGACTTTGACGGTTCGCTGATCATTAGCCTGTCCTCGGGCCGCACGATCAACGTGGGCGAGGTAGTGGCCCCTGACTTGGCTGAGAAGATCAAGGTCATCACCAATGGTGGTGGCACGAGCCAGACGGTGCTCGACACACTGGCCTCGCTCCAGACCCAGATCAATAACATCTACCCCAGCCAGACGGGCAACGCGGGTAAGTTCCTGACCACCAACGGCACGATAGTGTCGTGGGCCTCTGTGGCGGGTGGCCTGTCGTACCAAGGCACTTGGAACGCTAGCACCAACACTCCGACGCTGGCCTCTGGCGTGGGCGTGAACGGCTACTACTACATTGTGGCCACGGCAGGCTCGACCAACCTAGACGGCATTACCGATTGGCAGATTGGCGACTGGTTGATGTTCAACGGCACGGTCTGGCAAAAGATCGACCAGTCGAACTTGGTGACCTCGGTCAACGGGCAGACGGGTGCGGTTAGTCTGACGACGACCAACATCAACGAGGGTACGAACCTCTACTATACCGACACAAGGGCGCGGGCCTCGGTTAGCGCTGGGACTGGGATCAGTTATAGCAGCGCGACAGGTGTGATTACGAACAGTGCCCCGGATCAGACGGTGAGCCTGACTGCTGGCACCGGCATCAGCACAAGCGGAACGTACCCCAGTTTCACGATCACCAACAGCGCGCCCGACCAGACGGTGGCGTTGACGGGTGCGGGCACGACGGCTGTCACGGGCACCTACCCCAACTTTACGATCACCTCAAACGATCAGTATGTGGGTACGGTCACGAGCGTGGGCGGTACG